CCCGCCGACACCGATGGTGATGGTCCGGCCCGGGCGCGGGCCGCCGGGTCGCAGGCCGGCCGAGACGTTCGATTCCTGCGTCTGGAGGTAGAAGTCCCCGCTCGCCGCTCGCTTGTAGACGGAGGTGACTTCCTCCGTCTTCAGGTTCTCGGCCTCCTTGAGCGTCTTGACGACCCGCTCGGATTCCTGGAGTGCCTCGGCCTTCAACTCCCATTTCCGAGTCAGCGTCACGGCCTGGTAGCCGTCATCCCCGTAGCCGAATTCGACCTCTTCCTTCTTCAGGACTCGGAAGGTCTTGTCCTTGGGATAGATCCCGCTCGCGTACGTCGTGGCCCGGAGTTGCTTCGGCTGCGTCTGCGCGCCAGAGGCGTCGTACTGCGTGGCCTCCCACTCGTTCTCGCGCGTGTCGTCCTTGACGAGCTTCAGCGCGCCGGCCTGGCGGTCGTACTGCTGCTCGCGATAGCGCAGGATGATCCGCTCCGGCAGGCGGTAGGTCGTGGTCCGGACCACCCGCTGCTGCACGACCTGATCCGCGTCCAGCGTCTCGGAAGTGCTCGTCTCCTCAACCTCGGTCGCCAAGTAGGCAGTCGACCCGCCCCCCGTCAGTCCCTTCGGCACCATGCGCCCCTGGAGCGTGAGGCGCCCGGTTCGGTCGGCGCGGCGGCGGCGGACGCCGAGGTTCTTGATCTTGGCATCGGCGCGGTCGAAGGTATCCGTCGCACGCGGCGCGGCCGAGCGCGGCCGCAGGATGAGGGTCTCCCCCTCGATGAAGAGGTCCACCTTCAGCGGTTCGACCTGGCTCCAGGGCTCCACCAGGGTACGCAGGATGTCGACGGGCCGGCCGCTGGCGTCGAAATCCTCGAGCAGGGTGTAATCCCGGCACTCCCAGGCCAGCGTCAGGCCGCAGAACTCGGCCACGTCCCGGGCGATGTCGGAGGCGCGGAATTCGCCGACCCGGTACAGGATCGGGTCGGCCACGGTGTTGAAGAGATGCCCGTCCATCGCGGTCTGTTCCGCGGGCGTCGGCTGCTGGCGGAGATAGCGCATCTGGTAGCGCCGCTCCTGCGCGTCGGCCATCGCGTCGCGGCCGCTGAGGCTGCCCGTCACACTGTCCGGCGTGACGGTGATGCCGTACTCGATCACCGGGCCGGCCAGTTGCGCCACCGTAGACGCGTCGCCGGTATCCGGATCGAGGAAGCCCGCCGCGAGCGCGACGGCGTCGGCATCGTCGGCGTCCAGGTAGGCGGTTGCCCCGGGGACGTCGACCGTGAACCCGTCGGCGGCCAGGTCCAGTGTTCGCTCGATTTGGAATTGACTGGAGGCCAGCGTCGTCATGTCAACTCCACGGTCGCGGTCGGCAGTTGGACGTCGCTGCTGTACAGCGTGACGATCGCGGGCGGAAGCACGCGCCATCGGTCGCTGAGCGTCATGCCGTGGGAGGCCCGCACGGTCCAGGAGTCCACGAAATCAAAACTCACGACCGCCACCGGAACCACGGTCCACAGATCGGAGAACAGATCGTCGAGCTTGCGCCAGATCACGGTCCAGACGTCGTGAAATTCCAGCACGGTCCAGGTATCCGTGAAGGCTTCGTCGAGCTGCTCCAGGACGGCCCAGGTGTCCGGGAAATCCTCCAGGAATGCGGGCTCCAGGGTGACGGGGAGTGTCACCAGCGCGAGGTTTTCCGCCGAGGCGCCTACCGCGTTGCCGGCGCGCTGATCCCAGCGGCAGCCCAGGGGCAGCGCGGAGAAGTCGATGAGGACGAGCGCCAGGGCGTCGTGTGCGCTTCCCTCGGCATATCCGACCGTCTCGCAGACACCCGCCGAGGGCGTCACCTGTTGAAACGCGGTCGGCCGCATGCGCCAGAGTCCACTCTCCTTCGTCACCGCCGAGGGGGTCACGGATCCCCACCACGCACTGCGGAGCTTCCCGCCCGTGAACGCATGCTCGAGCGGAGAGACCAGCGTGATCCCGGTCCCGGTCTCGATGCTCTCGACGCGATTGAGCTGGAAGAGCGTGGCGGTCTCCGCGTCCACCAGGATGACCCATTCATCGGCGACGAAGAGGCTCGTATCGGTGACGACGATGGCCGTGGCCCCACTGGCGGCCGTCGTGATGTCCGTCCCGATGGTGCTGCGTCGGGCGAGTATCGGATCGACCTGCAGCTTCGTCCATGCGAGCCAGTCCTCTGACGTCGCCTCGCCGACCTGATAATGTCCGGTCGCCGCGTCGGAGCCCCCGTAAAACATCCGCAGGATCGGGCCGTCCGGCACGATGCAGAAGTTGACCAGGTCCTGCTCGTCAAAGGCCTCGGCCCCCCCCACGTCGAGAATCGGGTTGCTGCCGTATTTCGTGTAGGAGGCATCCGTCGGCGCGGCGCACGTCGCCAGCCCGAGCCGGACTTTCCCGTCGGCAGCGATGCCGCCGTAGTAGATCTTCCACCGGAGATCCGGATCGGCGTCCGTCTCGTCCTTGTAGACCGTCGCGAAGGCGAGCGAGACGGCGTCGAATTGCCCGGCCGCTCCGATGGTGAGCTTCGCGGCGTCCCCGGAGCGCGTCCAGGTGATCCCGTCGTCCGACGTCAGGCACCAGAGCTTCGTGAACCCCGTTGCGGCCGTCTTGGTGATCGCCCAGAGGTAATACGTGCTGCCGTCCAGCACGCACCAGGGCCAGACGACATCCGTGACGCTCTCGCCCCCGGGGAAATTGGCGGCACTGACGACCGGCGCGTCGGCGGGATCGCGGACAAAGAGCCGGCCGCCGTCCAGCGAGATGGCGCGGCCGATGCGCGGCCCCTGGTAGGCGCTGCCGTTGCTCGCCTGGCCGTTGTAGAACGCCGCCTGAAGCGCCTCGTTTCCGAACCGGAAGAAGTCGGCGTCGAGCGTCGCCGTGTAGTAATCCGTGTACGGCCCACCCCACCAGGCCCAGAGCGTGGTGGAGGCTTTGACATCCGCCCACGCGACCCAATCGGTATGCGCCAGCTCGACGGACCCGGAGCCATCGAGCAGCACGTATTTCCAGGCCGTGGCCGTGTGGATGAAGACGAGGATCACCCAGCGGTTTGTGGTGAGCGTCACCGCGGGGGCGTAGGAGGTGGTCCAGGCCGAGCCGTTCCAGTACTTGTCGGCTCCGCTGGTCGGGGCATAGCCGAACGCGATCCCCCCCGCGTCCACCTGGAAACAGTTGATCCGCTGGGCAGGATTCCAGAGGGCGCTGGTGGTGGGCGTCGGGGCGGTCGCCTTGTCCAGCACGGACAGGAAGGCGGCCGCGCCGCCGGAGGAGACGGCAGAGAGTCGCACCTTCTGCACGTAGACCGCCGCCTCGGCCGGGTCCACGTTCCGCAGCAGGTAGGCGATCGCGGCGGAGTCCACGGTGGGGAGGGTCAGGGTGAGGCGCGTGCCAGCCTCAACGACGGTCCCCGTGCCGGCTACGGCGGACCCGAAGCGGGACGCATCGAGGGACGCATCGGCGAAATGCTCGTGCCAGACGGCCATGCGCGTCCCCTCTACGTTTCGGTGAACCGCCGCAGGGAGCTCCGGGGATTGCCGATTTCGTCCGTTCCGCCCGGGACCACAAGCTGGCACCAATACGCCGCCCACTGCCCGATCTCCAGGACCCCGAGCGTGAGCGGCGTGGTGGCCAGGGTGGGGGGCGTCCCGTAGGCCGGCGCCGCGCCGCCGGTCGTGTTGGCGACTGGGGGCGTGCCTGCCGAGAGCGCGTCCCCATCGTCCGTGTAGGTGGCCGTGGCCTGCCCGGAGATGCTGGCCCGCAGCGTGGTGGCGCCATAGACGCCCGTGCTGGTGGCCCGGTAGAGCTTGTATCCGGTCGCGTTGGCCACCGGCGTCCAGGTAAGCGTCACCTTCTTCGTGGTGACATCCACGGCGATCGAGGCTTCGAGGCTCGCGACCGTCTCGCCGAGCGCGTTGACGGCGGTCAGGACGTAGTAATACGTCCCGGTCGCGCCAAAGACCCCGCCGGCGCCGGCACCGGTGAGGGCCGCCGCGAGGCCGTAGGGCGGGAGGACCGTGGCCACGTCCAGCCCGAGGCGCATCATGCTGCTGCCATCGGTGATCCCGACCTGAGCGATGGCGAGCGCGAGCGAGGTGGAGGGGCGGTCTCCGATGTTCTGGACGAAGAACTTCTCCGCCGCCTGCACGGCGCCGGCGAAGGCGTCCGGCCACGTCCGCGCCGTGATCTGCGTGGCGTTATCCGCCGAGGTGTGTTTCAGGAGCAAAGCCATACCGCCCTCCTTTACGAGCCGCTGTAGTCCGCGCCGCGGAGATGGGTGATCGATATCACGCGCAGCACGAGGTCATAGGTCCAGAGCGTGGCGATGTTCGTCGGGACCGGGTGCCAGTCGCGCATCCAGACGGTGAATTCATTGCCGAGCCAGTCGGTCAGGGTGTAGGTGGCGCCCCGCGTGGCGTACAGCGCATCGAGCGAGTCCACCACCGACTGTTCGAGGAATTGTCCGGCGCCGGAGGCGAGGTGGACGGTGCAGTCCTTGGCGAATCGGCCGAAGTCCTGGACGGTGATCCCGCCGCCGATGGTCGGGTGTTCGCTGGCTCGCTTCGGCCAGTTGGATGGCTCGTAGACGGAAGGGTCGGAGGAAAACTGAATGCCTCCGAGGTATATTTTCCCCCGGGCCGTGAGCGCCATGGCTAGCCCCGCTCCGCTTGATTCATGAGGCGCCGGACGAACCACGCCTCCATATTGTCGTAGAAGGCCTGGGAGACCTTCGACCCGATCAGATTGGCCTTGCCCAGGAGCGTCTCGCCGAAGACGTCGAAGTCCGTCAGGATGCGCATCAGGGATCCGCTCATCCCGTTCTCCAGGCTCCACCCGAGTCCGCCGAGGCTCTCCGTCAGTGGCCCCTTGCCCACCCCCGCGCCGCCGGCCAGGATGGCCCCTGGGCTGCCCAGGGCTCCCTGCTGGGCGTTTCCGGCATTGAGCTGGCCCACGGCGGTATAGGCCGCGATGGCAGCATCAATCGACATGCCGCCGCCACCGGCGAACCGCTGCGCCTCCGCTGCCTTCCGTGCGCGCTCGGCCTGGATGTCGAACGTTACTCGTTCAACGTCCGCCTTGGTCACGTAGCCAGATCCGTAGCCCTGCGCTTCGAGCCGGTCCTTCACCTCGCCGAGGATGCCCAGCGCGGCCGAGTTGCGCTTGTTGCGCAGGTCCTCTTCCTTCTTGTAGACGTCCTCTTCGGCCTTCATCCGGGCGTCGGACCCGCTCTTCGCGGCGGCGGCCTTCTGCCGCTGGAAGTCGATTTCGTCCTGTAGGGACTTGAGGCCCATCGACTGCTGGTGGGCGAAGATGCGGTCCGTCATCCCCTGGGCGAACTTGAACGCCTCGGCGTCGGCCTGGATGCGCTCGGCGGTGCCGTCTCGGAAGAGCTTCGCGCGCTTCGTGAGGTAGGCCATCTCATCATGGAGACTCGTTTCCCCGCCAGTCTTCAGCGCCTTGTACGCATCGTCCAGGGCCTTGACCATCTCCTTCGCGGAGAGGGCGGTTGCCTCCCCGAGCTTCTTCGCCGCTTGCTCCGTCCCCGCCGCGGCGAGGCTGCCCGCCATGATGGCCTTGGCCGCCCAGTCGCGGAAGGTCCCTGTCATGCCCTTGAGCGTGCCAGAGAACTTCTCGGCCGCGGCGTTGTTGCTGCCGATCGCATCCGACCAGCCGACTGCGGAGTCGGCCGATTGCTGAGACGCGAGGGTGAACGTGTCGGCCAGGCCCTTCATCTGGCCTTCGAGTTTCCGCAGGCCCACCGCCCACGGGTCCCCCCAGAGTTCCGCCCACCAGGCCAGCCCTCCGGCGAGACCCTCGATCCCCCGCATCATGGAGCCTATGGCCGCGGCGAATCCGGTCTCAAGGATTTTGACGCCGACCATGATGGACCGGAAGCCGTCCACCACCAGCGGCGCGGCGCTGGCAATCGCTGCCACCGCCTCCGTCGCACGCACGAAGGCCCCGATGAGGACCTCCGCCGTGGTGAGTGCCCAGCGCTTCAGGTCTCCACTCGCGGACCATTCCTTGATTTTCGCGAGGATGCTCGTCAGAACCTCATCGGCGAAGGGCATGAGGTAGCCGGCCACCGCGTTGCGGAATCCCTCCAGGCCGCTCCCGATCCGCTTGAGGTTCGAGTTGAACCCGTCGGCAATTTCCGCCTGGGCCGTGGTCCACGTGCTGCCGAGGTCTTTCGCTTCCGTGCGCTGGGCCGCGATCGCGGCGGCGCCCTGATTGAGCAGGGGGATCATGGAGGCCCCGCTCCGGCCGAAGATGTCCATCGCGAACGCGGTCTTTCGCGCGCCGTCTTCCATCCCCTGGAAGCGGTCGGCGACTTCGAGCATGATCTGCTCGGCGGACTTGAGATTGCCGCTGCCGTCCTTGACCCGGATGCCGAGCGCATCGAAGGCGTCGGCGGCAATTCCCGTGCCCTGCGATGCGTCCACGATGTTGCGGGAGGCCCGCTGCAGCGAGGTGCCGAAATCCTCCAGCGACATGTCGGCCAGCTTCGTGGCCAGGCCGTACCCGGAGAGCGTCTCCACGCTGATGGCCACGCGCTGGCTCAGCTTGATCAGGTCGTCTCCGACGTCGGCGCTCTGCTTCACCAGCACCGCCAGCCCGGCGGCACCGGCCGCAAGCCCCGCGCCCACCGCGAGCATAGCGTGGCTCGTCAGGGTGGCCATGCGGCCGGCGGCGTCCCCGACGGCCTTCTGGATGTCGGCGAGCCCCTTGTTGAGCGCGCTGCCGTCGGCGACGAATTTGATGGCGGTCTCGGAAAAGGTTTTCGACATCTACCGCTCCACGCGGACCAGGGCCCGTAGGGACCCCCAGGCCAAATCATGGCGCTGAGGTGGATCGGGGACAGCGTACCCGGCCAGGCGCGTCCAGGCGCCGAGTACGTCTTTGCGCGCCTCCCGCTCCATATGGGGGATCGCGCCGACCAGGACTTCGTCCAGCCGCTCCTGCGACCGGAGTTCGGGCACCAGATCCAGAAACCGATGGATCTGGCGGAGGGTCAGTCGACGGATGTCGGCGAGGGACCATCCGTAGAAGCGGGCGACGGCGGCGAACTTGTAGCCGAGTCGGAGGGCCCGTCGCTGCCCACCGGAGGGATGTCTGCGGCCCCCATGGCACCCCTGAGCACCTGCAGTACCTGGCGCTGTGATAACGCGCCGAGTACCGTCTGATCCATCTCCGGGGCCAGGATGCCGATGTACTGGAGCCCTTTTTTCAGTTTCGCTTCGGTGCCCTTCTTGTCGCGGAACTCCTCCTCTGCTCGGAGGATCAGCAGAAGATCGTCGGCGGGAATGTCCGCGATGTTGAGGATCGGGTAGAGCTTCCCCTTGAACTTGATGCGCTTGCCCGCAATCGGGGCGAGGGCATCAAGGTCGATCAGGTCTTCGTCACGCTCAGCCATGTGTCATCCTTGTTCCCGCGCGTGGCGGGTGTTAGGAGGCGAGTTCGTCCCCGAGGTAACCCCAGCGCCCGGTGGTGTCGTCCGGCCAGGCCTCGAAGGTCACGGTCAGGGCCTGTTGGTCGGTGGCGTTGAAGGCGAGGCTGATCTCCCCCTCCACCGGCGAGGCCTCCGGGAAGATGAACCAGTCCGCGGGGTCGATCGACTCCACCCCGCCGACGATCCGCTTGACCGTGAGCTGCTTGGCCAGGCTCCGCAGGCTCAGCCCGACCCGGTTGATGAAGTCGACCCGCCCCCCGTCGCCCGTCAGGACCGCCCCCGGGAACGCGCGGGCGAAATTCGCCATCGTGATTTCCTTGAACGCGGCGATGACCTGGACCGAGCCGCCGGACATGATCTTGTCCAGTGGGCTCGTGCCCTTCTGGGCGGCGGTGAGCGGCGACGCCTCGGACCCGATCTTGATGGTCACGTCCCCGAGATACCCCAGGTCGACGTCGGAGCCGACCTCTTCCAGGTAGATGTTGCAGGGGCCGAGCTTGAGATTGCTGCTGTCCGGCATGGGGAGGCCCTCCTTGTGGCGTGCGGGGAAACAGAAACGGCCGGCGAGAAGTCGCCGGCCGCATGGTCCATGCTGGCTGTGTGCGTGGGTCGATCAGGGGCGCTTCCGCGCCGTGATCAGGAGATTTGTGCCCTCGTATCTCTTCGCCTCGATGACCGCCATGCCGCGCGCCTCCAGCAGGGCCGTGAGCATCGGAATGGTGAAGCCGGCGCGGTGGAAATTCTCCGGGTAGGTCTGGCCGCCGTAGACGCGGAAGGCCTTCACCTCGTCCCCCTCCCGGCCACGCAGAATGAACTCGGCCAGGGCGATGAGGTCCGGCGTCTTGAGGTGGAGGAGGCCCCCGGGCGCGAGCAGGCGGATCCACTCGGCCAGCACCGTGCCGGCCTGCGCTTGAGGAAAATGCTCGAGCACGTCCTGTGCCCAGACCTCCGCGGCGCACCCGTCGGCAAACAGCTCCGAGAGGTCCGCGATGTCGGAGCGGAGGAACGTGATCCCGTCCGGCGGGATGAGATTGCGCGCGTCCAGGTTGACGACGCCGCCAGGCATCCAGTTGGTTCCGGAGCCTAAATTTAAGCGCAGTGGCGTGACGCTCATACGGCCCTCATTCTGTGGACGGCCTGTCCGATCGTCTCGACCGTGGACCGCCCGTAGCACCGGGACAGCCCAATGCCCGCGACAACAGGGAGCCGCTCGCGCGTGTGGAGCGGACACGTCCCCTCACCCGGTCCGTACCGGACGTTGATGCAGGGCGTGGGGCACGTCTGCGCGATGGTGGCCGTCGGGTAGTATTTGGCGTAGGCGGCGCCGTTGTTGACGTTGAAAATTCCGACCGTCGGCCGGCCGAGAATTCCGCCCCAATGGTAGGCCGCGGTGTCGACGGAGACGATGAGGTCCGCGGCCGCGCAGGCGGCCCCCATCTGGCGCAGCGAGAGGTCAAACAGCGTCGGGAGGCGGTGAGGCACGCGCCGGTTGTGGAGCAGGATCACCGCATATCCCTCAGCCTCCAGGCGCGCCGCGAGGGGCGCGAACCAGGGGAAGCTTTTGGTCCGGTTGTAGGCGAAGGGGGCCAGCAGGCAGATCGGCCGGCCAGTCCCCGCCGTCTGCTGGAGCCGGCGGCGCGCCGCGGACCGCTCGTCGTCGCGGATGACGATGTTGGTCCGCGCGGTCTCGACCTGCAGCCCGAACCAGCGCGACCACATGTCCAGGCGGTTGCGCCACCGGAGTCCGTGCCCATCGCCGTCGATCCCGCCGTGGGCGACAAAGAAATTCTCCCAGATGTGGCAGGGGATCGAGATGTCCTCAATCAGATCGTACTGCTCGAGGATCTCCGCCCGTACGCTCCCACTGTGGGAGCCCGCATCCTGACCACCCCAGATCCCCTCGTACGCGACCAGCCGCAGCCCCGACCCCTCGAAGAGCGGGTGAAATTGCATCGGAACTGCGTAGGCGACGCGGACGTCCGGATACTGCGCGGCGAGCGCCGGGAAGAGCATCGAGGAAATCAGGATGTCCCCCAGCCCGCCGTACTTGCGAATGATCAGGAGCTGCTCGCCCGGGCGGAGCGTATCCAGGCGAGAGCGCCGCGTCGCAAACTGCACGATCCCGGGCGGGCGCGCCCCGACAATGGTGCGCAGCTCGGTCCAGGCGTCTCCGGGCACACGGCCGGGTGGCGAGAACAGCCGGACCGCGGTCAGGGCCATGCGCGAGGGGGCGTGACTAGCCAGCATACGACGGATCTCCCCGGCGCGTGTGATAGGTGATCTCGAATTCCGCTCGGACGGAGGCCAGTATCCCCGGGCTCTCGTCCACCAGGATGGTGCTCGCCGTCAGCTCGGTGCGCACGGCCAGTCCGCCCTGCGTCGGATCGGTGGTGATGGCCCGCTCGATGTCCGCGAAGAGCCGGTTCGCGAGCGTCGGGAGGGCGCCGTCCGTCGAGCGGAGCCGGGCCTCGACCGTGATGGGGAGGGTCCGCGTAATCAGGAGATTGATCTCCTGGAGATAGGTCTCGTCCCCCTCGTCCAGAAATGCGGCCGGGAGACTACTCGGATCGTCCTCCGGGACGGGCTTGCCGCGCACCACGGTCCGCAGGGCCGTGTGGTAGGCGCCCGTGCCGTCGATCTCCCACAGGCTGGCCTCGCAATGCTGGAGGATCAATTCGCGGATCGGTTCGTCAGGCATCGGTACGCTCCTGCACGTCGAACCCACACCCCATGATCCGCGCGGCCAAATAGATGAGCCACTTCCCCAGGAAGACCCGCAGGCGAAGCCGGCGTGTGAGGAGAACCTTCGCGGTTATCACTCGCACGGTGAGCACGTCATCCGCGGAGAGCTTCGTGATGGGCGTTACCTTGAACTCAGCCATCGTCAGGGCCTCTTGCTCAGGAGGTACTCGACTTCGTGCTTCATGTACTTCTCCAGGTTCGCCTTGGCGCTAGCGAGCATGGCCGGGAGAATCGTCTCCGCCGTGAAGACGTGGGGAATCGACGGGCCATAGAATTCCTTGCTCAGCTTGCGCCCCTTGCCCACCCGACGGAACACGCCCTTGTGCCCCGCGTAGCCGAGTTCCGCTTGCCGCCGGCTCCGGACGGTCGTGATAAAGGCATGAGGAAGGGACTTCTTGCCTTGCCCGAGGTCATAAACCACACCTTGCCCATACGTGATCAGCGACACTAGGTGGTTAATTAGGTTTGTCCCGCGCATCACCCTGTTGTCTCTCGCCCAATATACGAGCGGGATGCGGTCGCCGCTGGCGCCGAGCGTCGCCTCCAGATCCGTCCGCCTAGCCTTCACGACCTTCAGCTTTTTCTGGATGTCGGCCTGCTTCGTCTTCATGTCCTTGGCGATCGTGCGCCTCGCCTGCGTGTTCGCGCTGGCGGCCGTCTTGTTCAGGGCGCGCGCACACGCCAGCGGGGCCTTTTCCTTGAGCTGCGCGATGGCCTGCTTGAGTTGGCGCGTATCGATCTGGACGGAAAACATTCCCGGAGACGCCATGGAGTCCCTCGCTCAGGGTAGATCGGCCGGCAATACCACCACGCGGATTTCGTCGCTTGCCACGTACTGGGCGGCCTCGACAGTCCAGGCGAGTACCGGGCCGCCGGACGATTCGGCCACGTCGATGCGCGTCCCCCGCGGGAGGACGCCGAACGCCGCGGCCGGGATGGCGAGTAGGCGCTGGGGGCGGTCCGTCGGCACCAGGACGCCGGAGGTGTCGACACTGATCGGCGAGAGCCAGATGGCCGTGGTGGGAACCGGCGCCTCCCCGGGAAGCGTCACGGTCGCCGGCAGGCCGAACGCTGCGGAGGCAGAGGCGAAGGCCGGGCGAATATCAGGCATGGACGGCGCACCTCTCTGGACCGAGTGGGGTGGTCAGCCGAGACCGCACTGACCACCCCCATCAGGGGACTAGCTCATGGTGCACTTCACCACTGCCCGCGGGGTGACGCAGATGGGCAGAGGGTTGCTCTGCGAATGCACGGACTGGTAGCGGTTGAACCCGCTGGGGTCCGGCGCCTGCTTCGCGTAGATCGGCAACCCGCGCGTGTTGACGGTCTCGATGAAGTCGGCCGGCGCGAAGTACGTCCGGAAGAGCCCCGACCCGATCGGGAATGCGAAGGCCTCGGTCGCCGCGACGAAGCTGGTCGTGCCGACCTTGCACCGGTATTCCTCCCAGTCGATGCCGCCGAACCGGAAGCCGTTGCGCAGGTCGTCGCGGAGCTGGGCGCCCTCCTGGTACTTGT